CCACTCACCGTTGATTACACAACCCCAACGAATCATGCCGGCGCCGTACCATGTGTATTCCATCCAAATCATTTGAATTCGTGTCCAATCTAATGAAGCAATTGTTGCTGCATCGCCATTCCATGTAGGTAAGGGCATACGAGTATCAGTTGGGACACCGGTGTTAGTACCATGATTTTGAACACCCGCAGAGTTTACATCTGATCGAACAACACAATACATGCCAAAAGGATTTGCTTGTGTTGTAAAATTATATGTTGACCCAATTGATGTTGTTGGGGGGGCTGCACTGACACCAACAGCTGTGCTATTAATGATATTAGTTACTGTTGTACTATACGGAACAGCAATGACTCCGTTAGGATCTTTAAAACTAACACTAGGATTAATGTTTGAACCTGAAACAGGCATACCAACATACATGGTTGTTGTACTTGATAAATTCGTAATAAAAGGCTGGTCAGCAATGCTGTTACCTGTAAAAGCAGTTGTTGATGCTGTGTATACAGGATCGCCTTGCTCCATAAACAAGCCGTTGCCGTCATCAAAGAAACCTATGCGCTGACGCTGATTTGTTTGTGACACACCAAAGTTAACTGCAGTAGACATGACCATTGTCTTGCCTGGTTGGTAACGATGATATGGTCTTGTTTGGCGAATAGTTACATCACCTGAAGCAGTACCCAAGCGCATACGAACACCACCAGAACCTGGCAATTGTTGAATGTTTGAATTGCTTGAAGGACTTACAACGAAGGCTTCCCATCGCATTGGCTGTGTGCCATACTCAAAGTCAGCTTCATAGATATTTTGATGTCGTGATGTTCTTAAACGACCCAAGTTATCCAATGAACCAAATTTGGCGCCCATTGCAGGTGCCATTGGTTGAATTACAGTATTGTTTGCTGGGAATTTAAAAGTCATATGATTAGCTCCAACGTAGTTCACTAAGATCGATATACTATTTATACATTCGAAATGTTATAACATAAAAAAAGGAGGAGACCCTTTCGGATCCCCTCCCCAAGTATCGTACCAACTTTTCTTATTATTAGATGATGTTGGCGACGAGGAAGCGACGATAGAACACATTTGAATTCTGTGTTAGTGCGCCACTTGATGTGCTAGCTGCAGTAGAGATTGCACCCAATGAGAATGGATTTGCGACCATGCCGTAGCGTGTCTTAAACCCAATCTTTGGCTGGAATGTATCCTGACCAACTGCACGTACCATCTGGAGAGGTACATATGGGCAGTAGAATACGCCGGCGTCAAATGCACTTGCGCCCTTGTAGCCTACTACGGCATAGTTACCACCAGCATATGGATCAACATATACGCGGATGCGACCATTGAGAACACCAGCGAAGGTGTTACCTGTGTCATCAACCTGTAGATTGTTGCTGTTCAATGCAGGAGCGTAGTCAAGAACACCGGCCATCTGTAGAGCAGACGCAACGTCTGAAGAACAGATTAGCAAGTTACCCTTACCACGACGAGTTGCCTTAGCAATTGCATTGGCTTCACGCTCGATCTGGAACATTAGACCCTTGAACTTTTCTACTGACCAACGACCGTTTGAATCGACGTCTAAGTCGAATGTACCGGCTGATGTTGTATCAGTTGCACCAGCAGACGATGTTACAACAATTGTACGAACTACTTCACGATTGATTTCTGCTAAGATTTCTGCAGAAAGAATTGTTGATAGCTCTGTCTCAGCATCGAGACCATGAATGGCCTTGAGGTCTTGAGCAAGTTCAATTGAGTACTCTGCTTTCAAAGCACGGCTCTGAGCTGTTACTGTAACCTTGTCGATGCTGAATGCCATCTGTGCAAAGTCTGTACCAGACAATGTGCCTGAAGCTGAACCTAACGCTTCTGCCTGGGCTGTGTTTGCACCGCCAGCGAAGTTATATGTTGAAGTGTTGCCTGAAACAACGGTTGTGTTTGAACCACCGAGGTACATACCACCAACGTTATTGCCAGCTTGGCCCAATGTGCTGTTGGCACCTGTTACTGAACCAAACGCTGTGTTTGGCTCGTAGTAGAAGGCGTCTGTGCCTGATTGTGATGAATACTGTGGACGTAGAGCAAAGATCAAGCCTGTTGGGCCTGTCATTGGCTGAACGCCGCAGATGTCATAAGCAATCAAATTAGGCATTGCACGACGAACTAGTGAAATCAACACTGGATCGTAGTTCAATGAACCGCCGGTTGCGTTTACAGGGGCAGCACCTGAAGTCTCAATCAATGACTGAGGACTGTATGCTGAACCTTCACGTAGTGCGGTCTCTGTGTTTTCTAGTAGCTGGGCTACTACATTACGCTTGTGGGAATCGCCGATCCGTGGTAGATCGGCGTGCTCTAGTACCGGAGCCCACTTCTTTTGGATTTCTTCATTGAGTAACATTTAATTCTCCCTTTCCTATATTGGGTTAAGTTTATTTATAAAATTACTGTTTTGCAGTTCTTGAAATTGCAGTTACATACTGAGCCATTGGTCCGGATGCAACTTTCGGGGCTCCTTCGTCATCAGAAACATACTCAACATCTTCAACGAGGGAAACAGCCTTCTTACCTTCTGCGGGGAAGTATGTTTCTTTGATGATGCCAAGCTTCTTGGTGAACTCTTCAACGTTGGCATATTCAACGCCTTCGACTAGAGAACGAAGCTTTTCTTGCTGTGTAAGAGGTAATGCATCTACTTCTTCAGCAAAAACTTTGTTGACTTCGAGAGTATCAACATAGTCCTTAAGTTCAACATTTTCCTGAACAACATTATTGATTTTTGCTTCTAACGCAGCAACATGCTGTGATAATTCTGAAACTAGATCAACCTTGTCATCAGGAATTTCTACATAGCTCTCTTCGAAAAGATTCTTGAGGCCATGAATGAACTCTTCTACAACTTCTGACTTGAGACCAGACTCAATTGCAATTTGATTTTCTTCAACCCATTGCTCAACAGCATATGAGAGATATTTGTCAACATTTTCTGAAAGTTGTTCGACTTTTTCTTCTAGCGCATCGACTAGAGCAACTTCAAACTCTTCTTCTAAACGAGCAATTTCTGTAACTAAACGTGAGTTTACAGCTGCTTCAAAAATTGTCTTTGCCTTCTCACGAACTTCTTCTGATAACTCTTCGCCACCAAAGATGACATTCATGTCTTCTGCAGCAACTGAAGTGGGTGAAATACGTGTTGATGCAATGTCTTGACGTAGGCTTGTATTGTCTGCAGAACGCTTGTTCTTCTCTGCACCCAATGAAAGATCGTCTGTTAGACCCTTGAAGATGTTAGCAATGTGCTGCTTAGGCAAGCCGCTAAGCTGCCCAATGACGGCATTGAGTGCTTCGATCTTTGTGGCAAATTCAGGAATGCCTGTTTGCCCGTCTGTCTTGTCAGCAGGACGCTTTGAATCTTTTGCAATAGGATCAGCAGTTACGCTGATGCCGTCTGATGCAGCAAATTCATAAATGACCTCTTCTGCAGTGTCAGCAACTTTAGCAAAGTGTGACTTGCCATGCTCAACAGCAGCCTTATGTGGCTTGCCTTCGTTGGCATCTAGAACCGCATCATAGATAGCCTTGTGTGCTTCTTTCTCGGACATGCCGTCCTTGTGAGCATCAAGTGCCGCCTTGACTGCGATCTTTTTAAGATCCTTGTCTTGAATCATTTCCGCCATAACCTTCTCCTTTGGGCTGTGCTTTTTATTTATATAATCTTATTTTGTAACTAATGAATTCAAATATCTTTCGAAAAGACGAATTGAATTTTCATTGATTTTTTTAACCGACATTTGTTTCAATTCATGTTTTGTTTGCTCAAGCGCTTCGGAAGCATGAAAGCTACCTGTAACCGCATCATATACCCAATCTACATTTTCCATGACGCCACGAACAAATGCATTAGGGGCTGATGGATCTGCTACAATGTCAGCAGCAGTCGCTAACATGAAATCATCTTGAACTTCCATGATGCCATTACGCTCTTTAAGTGTTCCCATGCCGCGAGATGAAACACCTAAATTAGCACCCTCATCAAGTAGATTCATCACAATGTTACCCATAGGAGTATCTGTGACTTTTGCACGTCCAATATAATTGGAACCTTCTTTATGCAAACCTTTGATAATATGAGACACACGATCCAAGTTAATTGACGGACCTGATGGGTGTCCCAATTCACCATATGCTCTATTAGTTTCAATCAAATCTTTTGTATAACGAGCAACTTCTTTCTCAAGAACAGGTTGAGTATACATACGCCCGTTCTTATTTTTGATATCTCCCATGAGGAAGATACCTTCAATGAAGTAGTTCTTCTTTCCGTCTTCCTTAGCTTCTTTAATGACGCTAAGTTTTGTTTCTAGTGTTTCGCAGATAAGCTTCATCGAAATTACCTCTTGATGTGTTTCCGCATAACAGCTTCAGCGATTTGCTCGCCTGATTCTTTTGAACCATAGTGTCTAGCAGCCTTAGCAGCAAGCTTGGCATATCCACCCTGCACATCATATGCTTCTTTTGCCATAGCAGCCTTGCCGCCTTCGTTGGCATCAGGCTTTGTTGTAGGTGATGGCTCTTCGGGTTTACCGGCAGTACCTTCTTCGTGATCGTCCTCGTCTGAGGTATCACCGAGATGCTTGAGTGCGGATTCAACGAAGTCCTGTGCGAGTTTTAATTTCTCGAGAACCCAACCAGGAATTTCTTCTGCGCCACCTGCATTTTCAAATCCTTCAGCGGCTGCCATAGCAATCGCCTCGAGATGTTCTTTAGCTGATTGTACGCTTTCAGAATCATCTTCATCTTGATGTTCGCCATGCTCTTTTGAAGTTGCATTGTCTGCACTTTGTGTGCCAACTGGCTCAACACCACCTGGAGCAGGATTGTCTGATGTAGCAGGAGCAGGTGCCATTTGGTCACCAAGCTCATTAAGCATTTCTTCATCAAGATCAGTTGACTCATGAAGATTGCCTGCTTTCATTTCCTCGTGCCAGCGATCTGCCATATGATGAGCAGCTTGGTTACGATCTGCAACAGAGAACATATGATGCCATGGCAAATTTTTATCACCATGCTCTTTGTGATATGATTGTGCTGCACGATTAGCATGATGCATCCATAGCTTGTGTGCTAGTGCGTGATCATACTTACCAGTTTTGTATTTCTTTGAAAGATTTTTTTGAATAGGAGTTGTGCTTGACTTGTATAAAGGAGCATTATTGTCACTATGAAGCACTAGCTCATGAGCAGCATCTGATAGCATGCCATTATGAGATGGGTGATAATCTTCCTTCATGGCTTGCTTGGTTGCAGTAGCATACATGACTTCTTCGCCGCGACCGGGATAACGCTTTTCCCAATCGCTGGTAGGCTTCATTGCTTTGGCAAGCTTCTCACGGCGACGCTTTTGAGCAGCAGTCATGTGCGCTTCTTTAACATCATACACATATTCGTCTTGACCTAAATCAAGATCAGCATTCATGCAGGTCGTATCTTTTTTCTTGTTACTGCCTGTGAACACATCGTCTTGCTCATAAGGCTCGTTTGTATGAAGTGTAGGATGCTTAGCAGAAAACTTCTTGATCCCGTCTTTGTTTTTTCCCATGAAATACTCAGGGACCTTATCAAGGCTAACGAGCTTTTGTGCGAGCTTTTTTGCCTGGCCTACGCCAACGGCTGAACTAGTTTCTTTAGGCGTAGGCATGTCAGACCTCTTGATTGAATAGATTTTTGCTAACTTCGATCTTTTGTGCAGATAGTATCTCAGAGACACGTTCTTTCATGATGCTGTCTACTGCAGATTGTAGGCCCAGCATGTCGCCATCTAAACTGAAGTCGATAACGTCTGCTGCTGTGTATGTGTCTTCCATAAGATTCTCCAATATATTACATTCTATTTATATTTATATTATTGACTTAATTGCGGTTCTTGCGAAGCACCCGGTTGCGCTTGTTGTGGCGCCCCACCTTGTTGCTCTGCACCCTGCGGATTAAGTTGTTGTTGCTGAGCCATTAACTGTGCTTGTTTCTCAGCATTCACTTTCGCTTCTTCTGCCATTTGGATATTAATCATGTTAATATCATCATCGGTCAATTGTAGAATATTCTTTTTCACATATTCTTCAGAATAATATTTACCCACATACGGATCAACCATAGAAAGCGTATTAATACGCTCACGAAGAATTTCTTCACTCTTTAATTCTGAAAAGTAATTGTCTTCTTGAAAATTAAAGTGAATATTATTCTTGATTTTTTCCCAATCTTCTTCTGCAATAACTCCAGTAAGTATTAATTGCTTTTGGAGCGCTTTCATGAATAGATTGGCAAACTTGGTACGTATACGAAGAATGAACTTTTGAAACTTCAACTCATCTCGTGTAATTTCTGATGTACGACCTAGGTTAAATCCCTGATCGTTATTTAAACGGGATACAGGAACATTGAGTGACTGAAATAATTTCTTTTGGAAGTATTCAACGTCAGCCATCTCACCTAGATTTTGACCTGATGGCAATGTAGTAACCTGTGTGCCGCCGCCGCCTTCACGACGAGGAAACCAATAGTCCTCAAGCATGGTCATGAATTTGCGGTCATCACGAAGATTGCCGGTTGTAGCATCGTACACGAGGCGATTCTTGTGCTTGGTCATTACGTCCTTGACATACTGTTCAGCCTTCATCTTAGGAAGGTTGCCAACGTCAATAGAGAAGATACGACGCTCAGGAGCACGAGAGATACGATAGATAACAGTCGCATCTTCTAGAATACGTAATTGATTGAGTGGTTTGATGGCCTTGTGCATGTACCCAAGAACCATCTTATTGTCTTTGTCAACCATACCTGAAGTGATATGAATGACTGAATCTTTAGCGATGTGCAAGCCCTGGTTGTCCATGCCCGTAGCAGATGCACCTTTAAACCCACGCTCGTTGTACATGTAGAATTCGCTGTCTACTACGTTGACATAGACGCCGTCTTTGCGTAC